ACTTAATAATTTCGGCATTGCGCTTAAATTGAGCGTGTACCTCCATGCCGACAGGTCCCTGCATTTCTTTTCGTAGGGCCTCGTAGATCACCCGGCCATTCGATGACTCGCGGGCCGCTTGCCGCCATGTTTTATTGCCTGAGTTGAGCACGCCAGAGACTAGCTTACTGGCCAGATCATCAGCGAAATAGTGAAAGGTCATATTCGAGAGCCAGTTGTGAATCACGTTTGTTATATCAAATGGGTCTGTAAGTCCTTCGATTGCATCCTGCAGGGTAAGTATTTTATCTGTTAAGGAACGCTGAACATTTAGTTCTAGGCGGCGTTTTGGGGACCATTCGTTGTTATCCATCAGTCGCCATCACTACCCGAATTTACCGATTGTGCTGGTCCATCCCCAAACCCAACATCCCCTATCGACTCATCCCCCATACCAAACGAATCATCTGCCTTTTCAATATCCTCATCCGTGATCGAGGTAAACATACTCGTTGTGTACGATAGCTCGTGTAACTCTGTCAAGGACATTTTCTGATTGATTATCCCGGCACTGAACGCACTGACAACAGAATCGACTTTCTTCCCAACGATCTCTGCCACCTTATCCTCAGTAGGGGTTGCAAGAGGATTAAACTTAATGTCTAGATCGCCCGGAATGTACCCAAACTCTGACATAAACATAACAGGGAGCACCTTATTAATCGCAGGCTTAAGTTTCGTCTCTTGCTGCTGCCCCAACATGTCGCGATAGTTTTGCATGTCGGATTCACCCGTTGCGTTCATTCCGGCCGGAGACCGTCCAAACAATCTTGTGACCGGGATATCCGATGCGCCCGACACATCCATCATTTGTGAGTCCGAGATATCTGAGAGACCGGCGAAGGTGTACTGAATAGGGGTTATCTCTTCATCCTTACCGATGATCATCATGCCGTTATTCGAGCGCATTTGATTTTGCGCAGATTTGACGTTATAGAAATTTGCCTGCACTTCAGGATCTGTGGCAGCGAGCATCTGATCCATTCCCTCTATCCTGTTCACCAAGAGGTTAGCCTGAAACACCAAAGAAGCTATATTCCAAGATGTGGAGTCGCGCTTAACTAACTCCTCATAAACATGCTCCATGATTGAGCTTCCCCAGTGAATCTCAGTAATTTCTTCGTAGAAGGGGAGCTTCTTTCCTATGAATCTGAGTACGCGTGAGTGATGGACTTTGGAGATAGACCTATCCGAAGCGTGATCCCTGACCTCATAATACTTTGGTAATCCCATTTCAGGGTCGCGGTGATCTGTGATTAATTCTAAGGATGGATAAATACCCGACCAGCGATCAACGACCATAAGGCCACAGAACGAGTCGGGCATGATATCGTCATAATCTAAGGGTGTGTCGAGTTTATCTTCGTGACCATCAATAACTATGATGGCGGCCGCGCCACCATAGAGACGACCCCAATAGAGACCTTCAAGTATTTTTTCCTTAACCTTTGTGCGCTGTTCAAGTTTATGGATCCTGTCTGTTTCTTCAGGCTTAAGTTCCGCAGTGATCGCATACCAGTTTTTACACATATCCTCCGGGATAATGTTCACGATTTTATTACAGATCCACGAATTACGGTAGAGAGAGTTCATGAGGGTGTAGTTTCTGGTTAGGCGAGTTAGGGGATATGTTGCAGCTGAAATAATGTTATTGGACGCACTACCAAGGCGAGCGAGTTGGTTTTGGAAAGAGTCGAAGGCTGATCCGCGTTTGGGTTGAGTGTTTGGAGGTGACGCGTCGTATGCTGGAGAAGGTTGTTGCTGGGATCTCTGCTTTCTACTTCGTTTACTCAATTCATCACCTCCCTACGCTTTGAAATATTTAACAATTGTTTTAGCCCAGTACCTCAGTGAGTCAAGGCAATGGTCTGACTCTTTGACTGGTTCCTCAACGCCTCGCTCAGCAGACTTTGCGTTCCAAATGTAAGCCGGGAATTCTTTAAGTAAATTAGGGCATTTAGTCTTGTTAACGAGTAACTTCACAACGTGCAATAATGTCGAAACCAGCCTGATACCATTCAAGACCTCATTGTCCGCATTTATAAGATCATCCGCTTCACGAGCCTTGAGCGATCGTTTTCTTAGCTCTGCCTTAAAACTGGCAGCACTTGGGTCAATAATAATCCCCGAGTATCTCTTATCGCTAATAAATTTCTTCAAGTCATCTGCGTATTCTGCATCCGTTTTCTGCTTGTTGTGTTTCTTGGAATCATAATAATACTCGTCAACCACATAATATTTTGTTACACGCTCAATGGTCTGTTCGATGATCTCAAGACAAGCAAAAGGATTAATCGTTCCATAGTCGATTGTGTACCAACGAGTATAATACAGGTTTAAGTCAGGGCCACCGGTGCCATCTTCATACTGATTATCAATACAAAAACCTGAGTAAATAACACCTTCTGCGTTTTTCCTCAGGCCCAGGATATCTCTTTGATACCAGACAGACTTTTTATCATAACTTATTAATGCCTTTCTTATCTTTTCGTCAGAAAGGCTGAGGTTATCAGCTATAGTGAAGTGCTCATAATTCAGTCCGTAATCCTTGATTTTAAGATTATTATCTTGATGAACATTAAGTATCTCTGTATAAAACCAATGCAATTCAGCTTTGGGGTTGAGGTCAAACAACAACTTGCGTTTACTACTTGATAAGGTGCGGTCAAATACTTCCTTTACGAACGATTGGGCACACTCATTAACCTCTGAGATATAAACACTCCCGAGGGTTAATCCTTTAATGAATCGTTCATCTCCGTTTTTGCCACCACCAGAGATAAGTACTATCTTCTCCCCTGTAACGGTTTGAATGATAACTGCGTCTTTGTCTTGGTACTTACCTTGCCTACAACGCCCCTTGAAGTAATTTAAGACACCAAATCCATCGCTATCTATAATATTAAGCTTTGCTGTTGCTACCGAGACACCAGCCGCAAGATGAAGCTTATCGGGGTGATGTTCGATAATAGTGCACCATGCTATTATGTTGATAATATTCTTAGAGGCCCGCTTGCCACCTTCAGCTACTGAGAGCCAGTATTCATCTTGCAGGCACTTGTTTATATAGTCGGCCTGTTTTTGACTAAATGGTGCGTATTCACTCATTGCCTTCAAGGTCCTTTATGCTGCGATTTGGTGCAGGGTTATTAAGCAAACTAGCAAGTGTCTGTATCTTTTTGATATTCTCATCAATACCACTACCACCAGATGCCTTGAGTTTGTCGGTTTCAAACTTAGCCTGTTCGAGCTTAAGCTTCTCATCCTCAATCCGGCGCTTGTGGTGATCCGGCAATAGGTCTAGGTATTTCGTTAGCACTTCGAGTGCTTTCATTTTGTCGTGGAGCTTAATCGATATACCTTCCTTACCTTCCTTGACCTCGCTGATTAGTGAGCCATCTATTTTGTCATGGTCCTTGAGGCTTACGTAGCTAACGGATCGCTTGAGATATTCACCATTCTCATCCTTGAGCCTTTGTCCTTCGGCGATAACATATTCCTCTTCGCTTCCAAACTCCATAAAGTCGGTAACGTCAGCAAAGGCTATGTCAATGTATTTTTGCAGGACAGCCATAACCTCAAGTGCTATGCCGTCGCGGATATTCTTTTTCATTTTGTCAATTTCTGCTCTTACACTAGGTTTTCTAAGGGTTCTACATCCCTCAACGGTAGCTGTATTATAGCCACAATCGTAAGCTTTTTGATATGCCTTAGTAGCGTTCCAATACTTCACAAAGTACAAACAAAAAAGGTTCTGCTTCTCTGTGAGTTCTGTATTCTCTTCGAGTTCTATCTCTCTATTATTTACAACTATTTTAATCTTTGGTTCTCGTTTAGACACCTTACTCAAAGATGCATCCTGCGTCTTTTTGGACGCATCTTTGGATGCATCTTTTTTCCCTTTGGATGCATCTTTTTTGGATGCACCTTTTTCCCACTTCTCACGCTGCTTCCTGCTTTTTACAGTGGGATATTTCAAGCCGTACTTCTCGGCTAAATCGCTTAATGATATTTCTGTGGATTCATATTCTTTTCGTATTGCTATCCAGTCCATTTACATCTTCACTACCTCCCCATTGGAGTTTGTTTTGTTATTCAGGGAATCTAATCCCCCGATTAGTCCGCATCAGCATGTCAAGTGCCTTGAACTTGCGAGTTGTTTCGTACTCCTTATGAGCTGCGAGGTATTCATCGCACCATATCCCTATACCTTTTGCGCAGTTCCCGCAATATTGCCTGACAGGTACGATAGGGGAATAGTGTTTACATTGGGGCTTATCTACTTCACCCACGGTAATCATCACCACCTTATAGGCATAAAAAGCGAACGCCCCAGTTAAGGAGCGCTCAGAGTAGAGGAGGAGGGAATATGGCACTGAACGTCGACGAGGACGTCCATCTGTTTGACTAAGTGGTAGAGGTGCCAAGAATTGAACTTGGATAGGCCGGATATAAGCCGACTGCCCTAACTGTTGGACTACACCTCCATAAGAAAAGACACCTCCGAGTTGGGAGGTGTCTTAGTGTTTATGATTGCAAGGGTAAGGATTTACACCTTACATGAACAACTCAATAAGTGCCGATATTTTGCAAGCTTGCAATGCTTTGGCCATTTTAGGACGTTTTCTTATCCAAATGGTTAACTTGTCTTATTGATTAGCGTCTACGCTTTTCCGCCACCTTGCGAATGAGGCCCGAACCCCGTTTAGGGTCCGAACCTCACCACTAATGATACCTCATAGCCTATCCAATGTCAATGATTTATGTTATTCTGAAAGGTTAAACTTGAGACGTCCAAGGTTCAAGAGGTATCTTTGTGCCTTTGTTGCTTTTTTTAATCCTGCCAGATTTACCGCCACCTGGCACGATTGCTCCCTGTTCAGCCTTATATGGATCTGCCACAGCATGCAAGTTAGGTATTGGGTACCTCATAATCTCCCTAAGACTGTCGTTGGGGCTAAGCTTGCTGAAACCCTCATACCAACTACCACCTCGTATGCTCTCGGCAGACTTAACAGCTTCAGCGTGCACAACCTTCCCTGATATCTCTGCAGCCCTGATAACGATGTCTAGGTCTGACTCTATGGGATCGGGTTCGGGCGTATACGTTCCGGCTTGACAGGCTGTGAGATTAGCACAAAGTTCACAACCTATCCACCCGTGTGGACATTCTAGGATTTCGTTTGGGAATTTCATAGCTTATTCCTCCTGCCATTCGGAGTCCTTAATCCCTTCTTAACTTCAAACATTTTTACATCGTGCTTATCATTCATAACAATCCTTACGTCCGATATAGGCAGATCAACATGAATATGTTCGCAACCGATAGATAGTCCCTTAGGTAATCCGGATGACTCATTTCCGTTTTCATACCGCGCAATCTGATCTGCGTTCATGTACATGTGTATTCTCATTACCTATTCCCCTCACTTGATATATTTTTCCCAAGGTGAGCTAATCGTTACAAAGCAGAAAATAAAACATATCGCAACTGCGGAAATAACTAATTCGTAAATGTAGAATATACCAATTGTCCCCCACGCTTTGAGATCGGAGAAGAATAACCAAAGGATATGTTTCTGCGCCATGATTAAGAGACAGAAAAGGAACGTGAAGGCACTAACCTTGCTGGCCATATCTAGGATTCTATAGATCAAGATACCTCTTCCTCCTCGTCGTCACACTCAACCTTCAACAACGCAACACACCCTCGGCTCTGTCTGTCCCTTCGCTTCACAACTCTTCTCGGAGTAACGCGGTGCATCTTGCGGTAGTTGTGGCTGTTGGTTGGGTTGTACCATTTGGTGGGAGTAGGGGAGGTTATCGCTAGGGCCTCGTTGAACATCTCGTAAATACCACTGAATAACTCGGCTGACACATCACGTACAGGGTTAAATACTTCCTCAAAAATAATTACCAACCCCTTATCGCCCTGCAGCCCTCTAACCACATCTGATAACGATTGACCTGAGCCAACTATACAGATTCGTTCCGATGTATCCAAACGCTACCTCCTCCCATTTGCCTTAAACCAAACCTTACTCAACGCGTCCAACTTATCGGCATCTTTTACCTCTTTCCCAGTCTTTTGTTTCCACGCGTCGCACGTGTGCAGCCCATCACCAATGGGCCTTGGGACACTGACTGTATATAGCTCACCCTTGTATGCTACGGTTTTCATAGCCTGAACCTTCCATAATCTCCCTTACTAACATAAGAGCACGGTCCGTTATATCCGCATTCCTCGCACTTCTTCGCCGCGAATGCAATGGGATTTAAGCAGGCCCTCGGATTGTTCAGACTCTCACCCATATGGTGAAGCTCTTTTTCTAGTCTAAATATTTCAGCTTCAATCGCACCAACCTTTGTTTGGAATCTTTCAAGTTCCACACGTTGAAAGGCTAGGTTATCCAGAATCATACTTTTATCCTGCACTCTTCCCACCTCCGCCACTTCTTTTCCAGTTCTTCGAGTCTTTCCATCACTCCGGGATCCGCGAAACGTTTCAGCCTCAGGCGCTCCATCTCGTTTTGCGCGGACTTTGGCATGTAGTACGGGTACGTTTCCATTTGCCACCGTTTCCAGTACTCACGCCATTGTGCCGACTCGTGGGGACCTTCGCTTCCGTGGTGATGCGCTTGACATAGGGTAACGACGTTCTCGACACACGCCACACGGTCTTTTGCCTCGCTACGGAATTCAATGTGGTGATGATCTGCTTCGTATGTGCTTCCACAGCCAGGATGTAGGCAAGCGCCCTGGTCTCGTTCATCTACCTTTTTATAGGCGTTTTGGATTTTGGAGCAAGGCTTAGCCACCTCAGCCTCGCCTTTGCCCCTTTATCCACATTAAGTCCACGGTTTTATCCACACTGACTCCATCCGCACGCAGGATCGGGACATTGTTTACATCCACAGGTATAGATTACTGTCGCGCCACAACTAGGGCACGCTTTCGGATCTTGGCTCATTTACTTACCCTCCACTTCTCCTTGGCGTTTGCAACTGATCCGCAGTTAAGGCATTTGTACTTAGCTCTACTAATTCGTTTTTTCCCTTTAGCCTTTGCGCCAATAACCTTGATACTGCCGCAAACTCCGCACTCTTGGATGATTCCACAGTTTAGTTGGTTGGTTATGATCCAATAGGCTATTCTGAGCTTTTTGAAGAGGTTTGGAGTTTGTTTAGGCATTGGAGCCACCGTTCATCTCTGACCTTAGATCCTCCTTGATATAATAGTTCCAACCCTTTTCTTTGCAGATTCGCTCTGCTTCAGTCCCGAACCACTTCCAATTGGTCGAACTTTTCCAATTGAAGTGATTTAACTTTCCGATTTTCAGCAATGTGTCAGGCCTAACCATAGACGGCAATGTTTTTATCGCCTCTAGTATTTCCAATGGGTTAATAACTGGCTCGAAACTTACCCATGTCTTGATTCCTACTTTTGCGACATCCTGCAATGTCGAAACCCTTTCTGCTGGTGATGCCGCACGTGACTCCTGCTCCTTTGCAACTTTCGCCGACAAGCAAGTTAATGTGATTCCGAAACTATCCTCCGAGTCCAGTAGGTCAAAATCCCTTCGCGCCCTGTCCCCGCCTTTAGTAAGTATTTGAACATGCGCATTTGCATTTTTGATTGCCATAATGACTTCACGTGTTACGGATGTGTCGATTAGTGCAGGGTACGGGTCACAAGTAAAGCAGAGCATGATCGTTTTTCCTGCATACTTACCTTTGGATAATTGCTTTTTAGTAGCCTCTACTATCCCCTCGCGTGGTTTGACATCTTCTCCAAAGGTTTCATTCGGGTGCCAACGCTCGAAGTTCTTTTTACTGAAACAGTACCAGCATCCGTGATTACAGGAAGTGTAAATATTTAAAGCAAAATCCGCATATTCTCCAGCCCTTCCCTTTGGTACATATATCGGATTATTCACGCTTGCTTCCTCCTTTTTATCTCATCCCACCGGCAATCCCCAGTGTAGACATATTTGCAGTCTTTCTTACCTTTGCAGTCATTGCATACGCAAGCTTGTCCCTTACAGGAGGTTAGGCACTTACAAGGCATCAGGGACCTCCTTCGCCTTGATAACCTCGATTCGTTTAAGGACTATCTTCCCTCGCATAACCGAGCTGAGTATGGCCCCCAGAATGGTGTGAAGGGCATCTTGACTCTTGATAATTACCGCATCGGATCGGTTAGAACTTAAGTCTTTGCTCATTCCCGCATAGTACAGACCATTGATGGCTAAGAGTTTACTGACGAACTCGGCTTGGCTTGTGGTGAACTCGGCTTGGCTGGTGTCTGCGTTATTCATGGTTCACCTCCACTAGATAACCTTTCTGTCTCAACTTACGCTCGTGGCTTTCGATAAACGACTCCAACGATAGTTCGTGCAATTCACACAGCGTGTGCGCCATCGTTATGGCAGCCTGCGCAACATCTAGGGCCTCCAACACAGTTCTCCTTATCCGAACTTCTTCGCAAATTATTGGAGTTTCACCACTTAATCCCGAGTGCTTGCCAATCAACTGTACAAGCTCTCCCAATTCTTCGAGGACTTTAAAAGTGCAAGACACAATAGTTGGTTTTAAGCCGTTTAGGATTGGCATGGAAACCGAGCTTGGATTGACAATTTCACCTAACGATAGGATCACGTAACCAGGAGAACAATAAACCTTATCATCGAGGATATATGTGATCTTTTTGGTTATCTCGTCGCCGCTATATTGCTCGGTATGCGGCAACCACTCTTGCAATACCAATATGTCCCCTACCTTAAAATCTCGGTCATTGAATCTTACTTCAAATAATTTTTTTCCAGATTTTACGTCTTGGAAATACTCTGGCGTTGCTTTTAGATAATGGGTTTTCATGCTTTACCCTCCGTTTCCATCCTTGTAAGTTCATTCTCAAGGCCTTGGAGTTTCTTGGTATAGAAATCCATAGAGTCCTTTAGGTTTAACCGTGTGTCCAATATCGCTTGTCGAAGCTCTTGGGCTCCGCTCAGCCTAAGAAATTGTTCCTCGTTCATGCCATGCCTTCTCTTTACGTAATCCGGTACGCACCTAGAGTGCATAATGATGTTGTCGAAGATCCTCCATTCGTCTTCCCAAACAAGCTCACTGCATACAGGACAAGTGTCGATAATGCATCCAGAAGCCACGTTCAGCGATTCCTTGAAATACCAGCTCTTAGTGCGCAGGTTGTACACGCTGCGGTACATCCTTCAGCTTTAACCTTGCGAGTGAGGTCCGATTCCCAGCACTCAACTCCACATACAGGGCAGGTAACGAGTTTCCAGTCTGGATTCCGGCTAGCGTCCGGGATATTGCGCTTCAAAGGCATACACGCGATCCCTTTGTCTCCGGGCTTATGTGGTGTGATCTTAATATCCACGGTTACTCTACCTCCCAAATCTCGATCTCCATCCGTTCTTGATTTTCATGTTGACAAGGTATCTTTTCAACCGTAGCTTTCTGCACCTGTCGGTCGTCAATCCATGCGACTTTATTGCAACCATCCAAGGCACTTTTTAAATAATTATCTACGTCGCCATCCAAGCCCATCGGTGTAGAAACGCCATGCAAGAACACTTTGACATTCACGGTTACTGGATTAATAATCGGTCTTTGCGTCTGAGATAATGCCATCCATCCTATCTGCTCTTTGTAAGCAAGGTATCTGGTCGCTGCGGGTTTAATGAACTTGCCACGTCCAGTCATTCTGACTGCTGGGATTGGGCGGCCAGTGATTGTTATGAGCATGTAGAATTAACTCCCTCACCTTCAAGCTCAAAGTCAAATAATGTCGGCATGCTCATTTTTGCTTCTGCAGCTCTCAAATAACCTAAGCTGTCCCTGAAATAATCAGGATTTAATTCAACAGTGTAGCCTTTGCGCCCTAATTCAATTGCCCTTGCTCCAACTGTCCCTAAGCCGCCGAAGGGATCCATTACCAACTCACCAGGGTTTGAATATCGGTTTATAAGCCTATCTACAAGATCGAATTGAATCGGGCAAACATGCATCTGTAATCGTTTCTGGCTTTGCTGAGTATTAAACGTCCGCATCCGGTTTATATCGTCCCAAATCTCATCGTTCCATGACCCAGGAGCAACCACCATGAACGATGCTGGTAGATGGCCATCGGTGTCTAATTTCTTTGCAATATCCACATGCTCCTCATAGCTGTAAATTGATTCGCGCGAAAACTTACGATAAACAGACTGAAGCTTTCCGACATCTACTGCCTTCATCTCATCCTTGGAAAGAAACCGATTCCCTGATGATCTCCAAAACCCATGAGCGTCGATCTGCCATTGTGCTCGAGTATAATCAACCTTTGTCTTAGCCACTGGAACATCGGCGTAGGCTGTGCTCGTATCGCTCGGGAGCTTGCGGAATAATAAGATGTACTCAGGGCACCCAACGCCCATCTTCGTCCCATCCTTGCACTGCTCAGACCATCCAAGCCGATAAGTTTGGTTGTTTTCTCTGACGACATCAGTAACGACGGTGATCATGCCGAAATACTGGAATCCATGTCGCATGTAGTGGTTAATACATAACGAGTGGAAAGGTTCAATTGTTGGCATTCCGGTACCTGTTGCATTGCCGAATAAAACGCGGTCCTTTGTGTGACAGGCGAATACTCTGCCTGGTTTCAGGATCCTGAGTAGATTGGGAGAAAGGAAGTCCATCTGCTGAAAGAATTGCTCAGTATCAGAGTTGAACCCTAGATCGTTATAGCTTGGTGTGTACTCATAATGATTTCCAAAAGGTATCGAGGTGCAAATTAGGTCGACGCTGTTTTCTACCATCTCGGCAGTCTCTAAGATGCAGTCATTATTCACAGCGGTAAATAACTCGCCCTTAACTTCCACTCGCTCAACTCCAATACTTCTGGCTATCCTGTCTATAGACAATCCGACTGATAGCCCGTTTTCCCTGATAATCTCCGTCATTTGCTTAGCTAAATAATCATGTTGTTCCCACTTCTTTTGGAGTGTTTGAAGTATCTGGCACTCGCTTTCCATGTAGATAATGTCGATAATCACTTGCTCGGTTTGTAGGAAACGATAGATGCGGTGAATGGCCTGAATGAAATCATTGAATTTGTACGAAACTCCAAGGAATATGGCCCTGTGGCAATGTCTCTGCAGATTGCAACCAGATCCACTGAGCTCCTTCTTAGTGGCAAATAGCCGAAACTTCCCATCCGCAAAATCATTAACACGTTGCTCTCGAAGGTCATAGTCTTGGCTACCGTAGATATCAACTACGTCGGGTATAGCTTTCTTAATGGCATGTCTTTCGCTCTCGAGATCATGCCACAGGATAAAGTGATCATCCGGATTATCCCGCACTAGCTCGGACATCTTAGCAATTCTGTCTTCAATGCTTTCGCGTTTCTCTGCAGCCGCATCCCCTAATCCCATTGAGGCATCCCGGAATAATTTACCCTGTCCATCTCGTTCCTCTCCGGATAGCAAGTGATTAACCGGCAGTTCGTGGTACCTGACATCGAGAGGAGGTAGGTTATATCCTTCGTCGGAATAACTAGGATTTAGGTCTGATGGCTTTGTGATAAACAAGGACCACGATGATAGCCATAGCCAAAATTGCTTTTCTCGATGTGGGTAAATAGTGAGATTATTGGCCTTCGTGCTGTCCCGTTGAAAGAATCTTGTAAGCGCCTGTCCAGTGTCCATTACCTCGAGGTATCCGGCATAGTGGATTAGTTCCTTGTATCGATTGGGTGATGGTGTAGCCGTGCAGACTAACTTAAACGGCACTCCCTTGAACTTTTGTAAGAATGTTTGATAGGTGAGGGATCCGTAAGACCGCAATACGGCCGCTTCGTCCAAAGATGTAACCGAGAAGTATTTAGGATCTATATCTCCATCTCTGACGCGTTCGTAGTTTGTTAAGAGAATATCTCCTGTTGCTTGCATAACTTCAGCCATAGTTCGTACATATTGGGGAGCCTCGATGCCGAGAATATTTACAGCGTCTTTGGTGAATTCTTGCTTTACCCCGAGAGGTAGGACAATAAGGGCTTTGCCGCCAATCCGCTTAACTACAATCCTGCAAAACTCAATTTGGATAATCGTCTTGCCTAACCCGAACTGAGCAAAGACAGCTCGCCTTCCACCCCTTACCGCCCATATCACTGCATCTTTTTGGTGTGGTTTTAAGTTGGAGTTAACTTCTACTGGTGATATATCGAATCCGGTGTCCTTAGCTATCTCAATCTTTGATTTCAGAAAATCAACATATTCCATCTATGCCACCCTAACAGGTAACACAATGTGTATATATCCCTCATCTCTAATCAAAACCGGAGAATACATCCCGTTAAACTCCATCTCCACCATTTCCCCAACTGAGTCCAATGCATCTATGATAAATCGAGCATTAACAGCAATATCAATCGCTTCTCCGCTGTGTTCTACGTCGACACGCTCGTTAATCTTCCCTTTTTGGCTTGCTCCAGCTATGGAAATACTGTCTGATCCCTTCAGTTTGATAACCTTCGATTCTCCGTCGGTAAAGAGTGTAGACCGATCAATCGAACCTTTAAATTCACTGTTCGATACCTTTATGGCTGATAAGTGCTCCTTCGGAATGACCTGCTTGTAATTTGGAAATTGGCCCTCGATTGTACGGACAAAAATCTTAGTAGGACCAGATTCGAGGATTAACTGAGAACCATGCGCCACTTTTAGCTTCATGTCACCGCTAAATTTCAAAGCCTCCGTAAGCGCCTTTGCCGACACAATACCTTTCCACTCATCCGCCGAATCAATGTCGCTCGTTACGATAGCTAGTCGATGTGTATCAGTGGCAACAAACTCTATCTTGCCATCCTTGATCGCTATCAAGATCCCTGTAAAAATCGGTCGATTGGCTTCAAGGGAGACCGCCTTAATCGTTTTAGTTACACCTTTTTTAAGTATTTCAGCAGGGATGTTTATCTCACCGTCTGATATTTCAGGAAGTAGCGGAAACTCATCCGTTGGCAAGGTTTGTAGCTCAATAAACGAACCCTTGTACTTAATAGTCATTGTTCCATCTTCGACACTAATACTGACTTGAGAATTTGGAAGTTTTTTAATTATGTCCTTGAATATTTTGGCCGGAACAACGCATGAACCCTCTTCCTCTGTGTCGATAATCTGAACCGTGTGTTGTATGCCAATCTCTAAGTCTGTTGTTGAAAATTGAAGGTATCCATTTTCTAAATTTATAAGAACACCTTGAAAGATGGGATTAGATGATTTCGATGATACAGCCTTTTGCACGACCGATATCGCATCGTTTAAGATCGATTTGTGGCATGAAAATCTCATTTTGCTCCTCCGATCTAAGTGATTTGAGGGGCCCTGTTGGTATGTAGTTGGCCCCAATGCTGTCAGATAGTATTTACTTACTCGGTTATTACGACTTTTCCGGATTCGACCAGATCGGCAAGCGCGATTTCAAAGTACAGCTTGATATTCCTTCTAGCCTGAATCTTCCAAGCTCCACCGTCAGCCTCGAACAGCGCGGCATCCGGTCCAGTGCGTACTCTGAGTAAGAATTCGGAAACCGGTTGTTCGACTTCAAGGAATGTTCGGAAAGGAGCTAGTTTAACGATTGGCTGCAACCATGCATTTTCAAGCATCTGAACACCCTTTTTGGTGGTAACTTTTTGAGTGATCCCGTCGTCTGCCGTAATTTTTATGTCTTCTTCGGTTATTTTGGCAAGATTAGCAATGAGCGCATCGCTTAATTCCGTTTGAACAAATGCACTTTTTAGCAAAATGTTCATTTGTTCGATATCCATGAAGCTTCCGAGGGAAATTTGGGGCAATTCAGCCACCGCAGAGTAAAGATTAAAACGTTCAAAGTCACCACGTAGTGTAGTTAAGGCAATTACTTTTGTCGGGCTTTCTACATGCACCACAAGATCATTAAGGCCCTCATGGTTGCATTCCT